CCTGCGGTGGCAAATGCTACCCCGATCTTCGCAACTTTAGCTGCTGTATGGGCTGCTCTATTACCTAATGCCAGAAGACCTTTATTAGCACTACCAAAGGTTTTGCTAAACCTGTCTTCTGCTGATATTGGAATTCTAACGGGATTTGTTGCCATCTTTTATCTCAAAATAGGATGTCCAACCTTGGAATTCGACCAAGCTCATTTCCATGATTTCATCTACCGTCTTGTGTAGATGTTCCGCTAATTGATAGCAGAAGAATAGAACCTGATCGTTTTTCAGTTTCCCGCTATGTCTTCCGCTTTAGGCTGCATATCTGCGATTTCACCAGCGACCCTAATCATTACGTCAGGATCTACTGATCGACAGATTTCAAGCATGTCCATTTTTTTGAAACAAGGCTCGTTACTTTCATCAATCAAATAATAAATCAATGTTAGAGCAAGCCCTTCATCCATTTTATCCCCAGTCAACTTGGATTGAATTTCCATTTTCTTTTTAACGGAAATCTGGGGTCGAACATAATATGTCCCACCCCATTCAGGGATTTCTATTTGCTTAGGGTCTGAACTAAGAACTTCTTGATAATGAGCTTTAGCTTTTTCAAGAATACTCATTATGGAGCTACATTCTCAGTCAATGCGCCATTACCTTGAAACGTAATAGATGCTTCGACCATGCCATCAAAAGATCCAGATCTAGTGATTCCTGTAACGTGCATATTCCCAGAATAGGAAACATCACCACTTGCAGCGCCATCGCCTTCTGGATAAAACACAATAGCCAAATCTTGTGCGCCAATAGTCAAAAGATCTTGACCAGCATCATCTGGATCCCAGTAAACGTCTGCGCTTCCTGAAAAGCTGGTCAGAGTCACTTTAAATCCACGGCTAGTGTCCGTCATCACTGTAGATTCTACAGTGTCTGCGGATTCTTCAATTGAATAGCTTCTCAATTGAGCAATTGTAGTTCCACCAGATTTGATAACACCATCACGGCCAATTATAGTAGCCATTATTCAGACTCCTTTAGTTCGTCTTCTTTAACTTCAGGCTTATCCTTTTTGGGCTTAGCCTTTTTTTCATCATCAGGGTTTTTCCATCCTTTATTGATCATCGAATCAACTTTGGATGGATGGACATTGATTATATTTCCGTTCGGGGCTTGTAGCTTCATAGGCTAGACTCCGCATTATTAACGGCTGTCCTGTATTGTACCGCATAAGTTAGCGTAACAACACCTACGGGGCTTTCACCTTCGCCGTTATAATTAATCTCTGTTCCGACTAACTGGCTGAATTTTGCCAGATTATTCAGCGTTCTATCCGTTCCCATTGCCGCCTCTACTTCAGCGCAAATGGTGTCCACGGTATCGTCAAAATTGGCCGTAGCTTTCACATAACCTTCAATAACAAGGTTCAAATCCCTTTGGGCTACCAATGTAGAACCCATAACATCAGCGTTTGAATCTTCGCTTATTGAATACACTAACAGGGCTGGAAGGTTTGAGTCTTGTAGCGGATAAACCCTAGACTGGAATACGTTAGATCCAGTCGTGCTTAATCCCGTAACCGTGGTCGCTACTTGTTCCCTGATTTGCTGTCTTACGTGGCTCATTGTTGTTCTAACGCCACTTCAGTCATGCCTGTCCCATCTGGACGGACATTGACTGCCTTATAGGTTATTGTCTCAATAACGAAAGTATCGTTATGCGCTAGATTTGGAGCATCTGCCGTTCTTATTACAGCTATGGGCTGACTCATCTCCATCCCCACCGATCCTGCATCGACAGAATAATACTCGTTCAAGAAGATTGCTTTGATCACCGAAGCAGCCCCACCGTCAGGCGTATAGGTTGCGTCAACGCCAAAGTCAGACAGCATAATCAATCTATCTCCTTGAGTTTCGACGGGCATTAGTCAGCCTTCTTAGGACGGCCACGACGCTTAGGCTTTTCTTCTGATTCTTCTAAGCCTACTGATCGATTTTCTACTTTGGGTTCGTCATAAGGTGCAATTCTACCCAATGACATTAACGTTTTTTCTTCATCACCAGTTACGTCAACGATAGAACCTGCATTGACAGGCGTTCTATTAATGACGCAGCTTTTCAATACTTGATATTTCATAGATCACCAAGACTTGCGGGGCCGAAGCCCCGCTCATCATTGTTGGTATTAGCTACCGCCGTCGTTTCCGAGGCAGAATGATACAGCGTGACGTACTGCAACATCGCAAGTTTGCATTGCAATGATTCGTACATTACCGCTCGTAGCACCTGCATAAGGATCAACGAGGATATCAAGGCCAGACCAGAAGCCAACCAAAAGGTCATCAAAGTTGCCGAAATAGGCATCACCTGATGCAGCTTGGTTAGATACGATGGCTCGATAGCCATTAACCGTACCGCCAGGCTCAACTACGAACTGTGCAGTTCCAGTTGCTTTTTCAGTGGTCTTCAATGCACCTACCATAGCAGCGTTCATGATGTAGGCCAAGCTGCCACGAAGAGCATTGTCTTCAGCAACTTTAGTTTCCATCTCTACTACTTGTGCAAAGCTAGGAACCAAGACAGGAGCAGTACCGAAGTCAACAGTGTTGATTCCAGAAGTGCTCTTGATACCAGTCGGTGCGCCGCCAGTCCCTGGGCCTTGCAATGCGCCAAGATCGATTGCCAGAGCAATAGCTTGAGCAAGGTCATCACGAACAAGGGCTTCAACTGACAAAGAAGACTGCTGAAGAAGCTGTCGAGTAATGTCAGTGAATGCACCAAGGTGCCGTGGCGTCATTGAGACAGAAGATACAGTCATTTCTGATTCAAGGACGGGGTTACCTTCAGTTACCCAGCTAGATGCAGCAGCAGTTGCCTTTTTGGGGATTTTCACATCGCCAGAAAGACCATTCAGGATGCGTGCGCCAGCTTGCATGACAGAAGAAGAGTTGCGCAGAACGTCGATGAACTCACCGCCACGGTAATCATCCGTGAACAATGATGCTTCGTCGGTGCTGTTCAGGTCACGCTTCCAGTTACGGAGTACGTCAGCAGGAAGCATTACGCCTTGTGCTGATCGTCCATACTGCTCGGCTGCGGCTCGTGAACATTCAAATTCAAAAGCAGCGGCTTCTTGAGCACGTCGGTCATGGGGATTAGCCAAAGCATTGATAGCACGTAACAAAGAGAAGCGCTTAACTTCCTTGTTGGTCATGCCGATTTCTTCAGCTTGCAGGGCTTTTTGAGAACCAATTGATTCAAGAAGTTCGCCTCGGAACTCTTCAATTGATTTGCCTTCACGAATAGCTTTTTGAGCCATTTCGCTTTGGTTGTGTCGAGCACCAAGCTCAACGATCTGTGCAGCGTTTCGTTGTTCAGCTTTACGAGCTTCCGCTTGTACTGCCGCAACGTCAACTGCGTTTTCTACGTTTTCCATAGGAATCACCTTAGAGTTATCAGTTACAGTTATGGTTTGGGAAGGCTCGTCTGACCGACCAACGCCGACTGTCACATCAGCAGGGATCGACACTAGACTTGCTTCTACTGGACGCCATGACTTGGCTACGTATGTATCCTTGCCACGCTTTTCCATTCTCGCTATGGAGTAGCCGACACTAATGTTGGCTTTGATTCCATCGAGTACATCTCCGAACGCTTCAGCGGCGATACCGTTTCGTCCAAAACGCACCTTAGCCCGTAGTCTACGGGTTTCGCTGTCCAGTTCGACAGATTCAATTACACCGATTTGCTGCTTTGGATCATGATCCATGAGCAACGGTGCCCTTCCAGAAGCCAAGAATGACAAGTCAATGGCTTCTTCAGAATGTTCTAAGACTTCCATGCCGAAAGATCGTTCAACAGGCTCTTCTGAAGATAATGCGATCATTGCTGTTCGCTTCTCTTCGTCAATAGGGCCTTTGTCCATGTGGATGGCACGATATTCAACTTTATCGCTTGAACGAATGCTATCTTCCATAGCTTCGTAGTCTTTTTGAGTTTCGATGATCAAATCATCGGTTATGCTAAGATCCATAAGTTTGATCCTTATAGCTAATCGTTATCGATTCTACTAGATATCAGTGTTATGTGGAATAAGTTTAGATGCTTTCTGAACGCCTACATTGATGACGCCTAATGACGCTGCATTAGTATTCACCAGCTTATTTACCGTTTCATCTACTACATTAGCCCCATTGGAGTTATCCACGACCCGACAAACCCCACGGACTGGCATATAACCAGCCGTACAGCTTGAATGGATGATACAAACGCCACTTGAGAAGTCTAAGCACAGATCCCCGTCATTACTTGTATCGGTATGATTTCTCAACTCAATAGCACCATGATAATCACGGAGAATAAGCTGACCGTTACCGTTGAAGTCAATGATTGGTTGTTGAGTCCCTGCTAAACGGTTACTGAAGCAGGACAACAACGCTAGAAGTTCACCGCCATTGATCTTGATTGATCCATTCAAGCTACATTGGAAAATGAATCCAGATGTGAAATCGATATCTAGCATGACGCATTCACGGTAGATATTGTTGCCGTCTGCCGTACCTTGAATAGACAGGTTGTTGAATTCGCAATATTGAACCGTTGCACTAGGCGCAACAGTCAAGACATCAGTCCCTGGGTTATCGCCAGTAAAGACATAACCATCAGAGAAGTCTACTGTGTCTAGCGTGCATGAACTGAGAATGCGTATTCTTCTCAGCCCTTCCTTAACCGCAATAGATTTGGCGTCAGCGAAATTATTAACAGGCTGCGTCCTTGTACCTATAGGCACGTCAGTCCCTGCCTGACCGTTTACCGTGTCTACACAGACTTCCCCTTGGTAAGCTGCTGACAACAAGACAGACAAATCTTGCAGACCCGCTGAGTTAGCAGATCGGACAGATACTTGGTTTACATTAACCACATCGCCAACATTAGAGTTAGCGCCGACCAGGTTTACAGCATATTGACCGTCTTCAAACGTAACCGTGTAGCCATTTATAATCTCAATAACACGAGCAAGCGTTACCCCACCAACCGTGACGGATGTATTATGGTTGTGCGTAGAAGGCCAAGGCATACCTTCATCGGAATCTTCCAGATCCTTCAGAATCAGCCTAAAGCTGTCTAGGTTTAATTGACGGATTTCCGTAGGGCTAGACTGAATAAGCGTCAGATCCGCTTTGGGGATGTTAATTACCCCAGTCGGCCAATCAATGGATATTGCCACTTGTAGCACCTCCACTGAAAAGTTTCACTTGTAACATCTGAATCTGTCTTCGCATATCGTCCATTTGAGCTTTAGCCCATAATGCCTCGGCTTCAAGTACAGAAATCTTATTTTCTAAGTCATTGATTAACATAGTGTTCCGCTTTGAATGCTCAAACACTGTGTTGATATTTCTTTCCAGAACGTTACTCATCAGGGATCATAAGGGTTGTGATTGATAACCCTGTCCCATTGTTTATAGTACCAGTGATCGGTGCATTCTTATATAAGGGACTGGCTGACGCCTTCCTAGCATATCCTGTAACGGGCTGATTGCTCGCCAAACTTCTGATATCTGATACTTGTCCATTTGAATCAGTTAGCGCATTAATAATGACTGTCCCTGCCGATAATGGCCCGCCTGCATCGGCTTTCAGATAAACCCTAGCATTCTGAATTGCAGTTTGCGTGTTCACATCTTTGACGGTGATCGTCGTTGTGACTTGTCCTGCTGATACCGAAACGGAGCCGCCGCCATCATTTTTCACTGTCGGCGTTGAATAACCTGATCCAACATTAATCGTTAGCGTCTGGCCTGATGAAACATTGACCAAGATTGTTTCATTACCCGTTATGCCATCGGTGGATGCATAGTTGGAATCGTTATTGTTCCAGTTCATAGTCGTACTAGACGTGACTGAACCTAGATTAACTGCATGTCCTGTACCGCTAGATGTAAATGTGCAAGCAGTTAAGTTGTTTAGGCTATTCGTTGATACAGCAGATGTCGCAGTGCTGTTCGTGATAACGCAATCACTAAGTGCTGCATTACCGCTTAGGACGATCTGACCGCTAGCTACGAAAGCGCATTCAGACACTGTTGAGCCTGTAACGAACGAAAATGAGCCGCAACTGGATATAGAATTGCCCTTGAAGTTATGGCTTGATGAATCAAAACTCAACGTACCATTCAGGTTTTCAAACGAGCATCCATAGTAATTACCAGTGTTGACATTACCATCTGAAAAATCAAATCCAACGTTATAGGTATCATTACCGACTAACGCTATTCCGTTTCTTCCACCAGTAGATCCGACAGCTTTACCTAATAACAGTGAATTGGCACTAGCCCCACCGACTACTTCTACGCCAAATGACGTAAGCGGAATCGATGTTGTCTCGCCTGCATCGTAGTATTTAGGGTTTCCTGCGAAGATTTTAGAATCTACATCCGAAAGCGTAGAAGCTCCAGCCGTATCCCCTAAGACCAGCTTTCCAAGAAGCTCAATAGCTGTCCCATCGTCGTTCAATGATCGCACTACACCGTAACGGTTAGTCGCTTCATTCGTAAGTATTTCAGAAAATAAGGTATCGCCTGTCGTTGTCCCTGTTATTGTCAAACCAGTTCCAACATCGCAAGCATCAAGAATTAAATTGTCAAAACGTGCAGTAGTTCCACCTACGTCCGCAAACACTCCAATGTGAGTAATGTTTGAAAGACTTAACGTACCCGCTCCACCTGATCTC